ACTAACTTCACAGGTATCAAATTGTAAGAGGTGTAAAAGAATGAGTTTTGAAGCTGCAAAGTGGACAACAAAATACATCAACGACCTTCCAGATTCAGCCTTCGCCCTGATTGAGCCTGGCGGCGAAAAGGACGAGGAGGGTAAAACTGTTCCGAGGACGTTGAGGCATCTGCCGCACCATAAGCCCGACGGAAGCATTGATCTGCCACACTTGCGCAACGCTATGGCCCGCGTAACACACATCAAACCAGTAAATATGCCCAAGAAAGAGGCTGTCGAAAAAGCCCATGCGCATCTTCTACGCCACTACAAAGAGCTGAAGATCCCACATCAACCCTGCGAGGTCAACAGGCTTGGAATTAAATGTGAGGGCTACTTCCCGCAAGAAGAAAAGAAAAGCATGCTTGAGGACTGGCAGGCGTTCGCTGCTCTCCGCGAAGCCTACCTGAGGCAGAAGTATCCAAACGCCATGTTTCCAGCGATCGTGGAGTGAAACATGGGCAGAAACCAGAAGAAAAGGCGCAAGCTTCGCCGTTTAAAGATTCTCGGCTTAATTTAGGTGGAAAATATGCAACTGCGTTATTATGTGCCTTTCAAGGCAGTTCAGAGCGCCGACCAGAAGGAAGCCCAGTTTCCAATCAAAGAGCAGCTTGTGGTAATCGAAGGCGTAGCCATAGACACAAGCGTCAACAAAAACAAGTGGCAGGTGCCTAAAGAAGACCTTGAATATATCGTTGAAACTTTGAAAGGCGCCCAGCTCCGCGTTGACCACGCTGAATCAGCGCTTATGGTCGTTGGGAAAGTTGTGGATGCAAGCCTTGACGGAGACCGCGTGCTTTTCAGAGCTGAGGTTGGCGATGAAAGACTCATTGACAAGATCATAAGGGGCTACGTCACGCACGTTAGTATCCAAGTGGACAGCGACGAAGTTGAATGTTCAAAGTGTAAGCGTCCCACACGTAAAGAGGGCAGGCTTGTCCATCTTTGCCCGGGCGCTTGGGAAGTTGTCCGAAAGCCGAAAGTGCGCGAATTAAGCATTGTTGCTAGCCCAGCATATGAGAACACAAGCTTTCAGCCTTTAGGCTTCTATGCAGCCATGAACGAGGCTCAGTGGGGCGCCATAATTGAGTCTTTAACCAAATCGGGTGTTTTGGAGCCTTCTCCTTCACAGTCATCCGTTTCACCGGATGATAATGTGGGTTCTAAGCCCGCTGGGCTGCAAGAACCCGAAACAAAAACTGTTCAAAAAGCGGGTGAGGTGAAGCCCATGTCCGTTAACGCGGAGCAGAAGGCTTCACCGCAGGTGGCTCAGGCAACAGTTAACGTTGCGCCAGGCGAACAGTCGCCTAAACAAGTGGAATACGAAGACTTCATGAAGCAATTAGAAAAACTCATGGAGCAAATCAAGGGCGAAACCAGCGAGGAAGCAATCGAGGCTTTGGAGGCTAAAGTCCGCGCCCTTGAGGCTGAACTGGCCAAGCGCGTTAAGAAGGCGACGCTCAGCAAGAAGCTGAGCGAGCTTTCAAAGCGTTTGAGTGAGATTGAAGCCAAGAAGGGCGAAGAGGCTGAAGAAGCTGCAGAAGCTGAGGAAGCGGAAGAGGCTGAAGAGGCTAAAGCGCCTACCCCTGTCAGCGAGGCTAAAAAGAAGGGCTCTGCTGGAAAAGGTGTTGTAGCTGTTGACGTTGTCCAGCAGGATGTTCTCGGAAACTACGAGTGGTTCAAGGACTTGCTGAAAGCCCACAGAAAACTTGTCGGCTTCCAGTAAAACGGGGTGATAATCTATGTCTTTTGAAGCTCGCGTTCCGGGGAACATTTACAGTTTGCCCGGCGCTATTGTTACTTTCACTGCAGGCGCAGCCATAACGAAGGGGCAGCCAGTTTACATAAGCGGTAACATGACTGTTTCACCAGCAACAGCGAGAACAAATAAGGTTATAGGAGTAGCCGTCACAAACGCCTCTTCAGGCTCAAAGGTTTCGGTGCTTATGGGTTGTCCAATCGTCTATATGACTGCTGGTGCAGCTATATCCGCAGGTGCACATGTTGTGGCTGGAGCAGGCAGCAAAGTTGTCCCGGCAGACGTGGCCGACCAATCCGTAAACGAGGGCGGAACAGCAACATACACTTTCAGCGCAAGCTTCATTGTTGGCATAGCTTTGGAAGCTGCAAGCGCTGACGGCGACGTAATCTTGGTTGCAGTAGCCCAACAAATAGTTTGCTTAACACCATAATCGGGGTGATAACACATGGCGTTAAGTCGAGACGCTTTCACATGGGGGGTTGACACAGGCGCAATAGCGTATCCAGCCTTGCACAAGAAAATAATCGAGTTGACAATGCCCGCCCTTGTCGTTAAAAAACTGTTTCCAGAGTTTCCATTAGTAGCGGGTAAAACCGCAACATTCGTGAAGCAAAGCGGAAGCCGCGCAGCTGCGATTACCGAGATTGCGGAGGGCTCGGAAATTCCCATGGACTACACGCCATACACATATGTCACTGTAACGCCTTATAAGAAGGGCCTTAGAGAAAGGATAACGCGAGAAAGCATAGAGGACCTTTACATTCCAGTCATCGAGGACCAATTGAGAAGGCTTGCAAGGCGTATGGCTTACACCATCGACAAAGACTGCCAATCAGTCATTGATTCTGCTGCAGCCAACAGCTTCACTGCAACAGGCACAAGCCTTTCAGCCACAGGAACCGAGTTCACCATTTCAGGTGGGCTTGGGACGAAGGATATTCTGAAAGCAAAAGCCACAATTGAAAGCTACGGCTTGATACCAGACACCATACTTTTGAACCCGATAAACGCAAGAGATGTCTATTACTTGCCCCAGTTCTCGCTATACGCTTATTATGGCGAGGAAGTCATCCAGACCGGGGCTGTCGGAACAATCTACGGCATGAACGTTTACGTCAGCCCAGTCATACCGGCAGGAACAGCATACATCCTCAGCACTGGACAAAACGTGTCAGCTGCATACGCGCCCCTCGGGTTCTTCGTTATCAAGCGACCATTGACAACCGACGTGGAGATCAAGAAGGAGTTTGACGCTGTCGAAGTGGTGCTTTCAACGAGGTATGCGCCCTGTGTCACTTACGGTGAGGCAATCGTCAAGTTCACAGGCCTGTCTACAAGCTAAACGTCCCTAATTTTCTTTTCCAGTTTCCCCTCTTTTGTTTCAAAGCCAGCCCACAAGCGGGGTTGGCGGAACAAAAGTGAGGTGAGTTGAAAATGTCCGAAAACAAGAAGCCTAAAAGGGTGTTGTTCAGAGTTGTCAAAGGCTTAATCTACGGTAACGTTTTAGGTTTGCTGTTTGCGGTCGCCATATTCTTGCTGGCAAGTGCTGTTTCAGCAATTGCTCCGTTGCCCTTCACGCCAGCAGTTATCGCAGCCATAATTTACGGTGCAAGTGTGACAGCGGGCGTGGCTGTGGAGTACAGCGATTGGCTTGAAGGCCAAGAGTAGACGTGAAAAACTCCCCTTTTCCCCTTTTTTAGTCCCCCATTTTGTTTAGGTGTGATCGGAAATGGTTATGCAATATGCAGCCTTAACGGACATCCAGAACGCTTTGAACGCCACTTACGATAGCACAAACCATGCTTACACGGTTTACGGGCTTACAATTGCCGAGGCGAGCTTCCAAGCGCATTTGGACTTCGCGAATACTTACATAAACGCTTTGCTGGGCAGGGATCTGACAGCAGACGACCCCAAATATCCAGTTGCAAAAATGGCTGTCATAGACTTGGCCTGCATACGAATCCTTGTGGTTTCGTCTGGCGGAGCCATGATAGGGGCCTTCGACTATTTCTTGGGTGATTTGCGTGTTGCGAGAGCTGGTCCATACGCGGAAGCCATTGAACGAACAATAAAGGGCTTCCAGGAGGATTTCGTCCGCCAGCTGGTTAACTTGACAACGCCTGTTAAAGCTGCAGAGGCCACGGCTGCTGAAGAGGTTCCGAAATATAGGGGTGGGCTGATCAGTCCATGACGTTCAAAAACTACGTGAAGTTGAAGCTTAACGGGCGCGTCACAATTTTGGATCCGGGCGTGGATATTGAGAAGCTTGCCGAAATTTACGAGGTGGAGCCGTGTAGTAGCTGATGGCGGACGCAGCTGAAGTTTTATGCCAGCATTTGCAGGACAACTGGAGTCTTTCAAGCCCCTCTAAGGCGGACATTTATTGGGCTAAAAGCAAGGTTGAAGCAATCGACTTCGCGAAGATGGCGAAAAACTATGTTGTAGCCTGTTACGCGCCTATGACTGCTGCAAACGTTCGAGTGTTGGCTAAAGGCGTTTTATTGGCTGAACAGAACGTTATGGTTGACATCCTCGTAAAGGTTTCAACGTCTGTGAGCAGCGCGGTCGCCGTGAGGGAAAACATGCGCGGCGAGGTTTACCGCATTTTGAAGGCGTCCACGCCAAGCGGGTTTGGATATGCCGATATTACCCGAGAGTTCAACAAGAACGAGAGCCCGGATTTGGTTCGGCTGAGCCTTCAAGTCAAAATGGTGAGCTTGGCTTGACTGTTAAAATCCAAATTGACCCTTCAGAGGTTGAGGCTTTCGCCGAAGCCTTGAGGCAAATGCCTGAACAGCTACGGGAAAAGTTTGCGGAAGCTTTGGGCGAAATCGGAAGGCAAATCGTTGTGCGTGCGAGGGCCTACGCGCCTGTCCGCACCGGAGCCTTGAGGGCAAGCATATACCAAACCGTTACACGCGATTTAGTGTTACGTGTGGGCGCTTATGTTTATTATGCCATTTTCCAAGAATATGGGACACGTTACATTGCGCCAAGATATTTCTTGACCCGCGCAATTCAAGAAAACTTCCCTCTCTTAGTTTTTGCAATGGGAGAAGCAATCAATCAAACATGGGAGAGCTTGTAGAGGGCCATCACAAGCGGGTGGCCCGCAAGAGCGAGGTGAAACGTGAATGCCGTTGTTAGGTAGAAGCGCCGTCATTTTGAAGGGAACAACCGAAATTGGATACTGTTCAAGTGTCAGTGTTAGCATAGACGTGGACTTAATCAAGGAATATTACATCAGCGGGACAAGCCCAGACAAGCCAGCATATCTCGCCAGCGGAAACAAAAGCTTCAAGGTCAGCATTGAAAAGGCTTACGTTGACGGCACATATGCCAACGATGTTCTCAACGGGACAGCCGTGACAATTGAGGTTCGCCCAGAAGGCACAGGCGCAGGTAAGCCGAAGATAACTTTAAGCAACGTTGTCTTCTCAAGCTGGGAGATGAGCATCGAGCAAGACGGCGTGGAAATGGAAAGCATTGAGGGCGAAGGAACAAGCATAGCTTGGGGCACACAGTGACAGCCCTAACCTTTTGGACGGTGAAATCCGATGCCTCTTGTTGGCAGAAACGCATTGCTTTACCGTGCAGTTTACCCAGCAAACATAAGCGTTAGCCCAGCTGCAAACAGCACAACGGAAGCCTTCACTCCAGCGGAACGTTTAGACGCCGGCGAAAAAGCCCGTGTAACATACACTTACACGAGCGACGCAAACATTACAGCCCTTCAAGCAGTTTTCAGATGGTTAAACTCGGCAGGAACAGAAATAAGCAGAAACACTGTTGACTTGACAGTTAACACGACAGCTACAAGGACAGACGAGTTTACAGCCCCGGGGGGCACATATAACTTCCAGTTTGGCATAAGAGCAACAAGCGGGGCAACAGCCGGAACGGCAAGCGCCTCAAACATAACTGAAAGGCTGCTTTTCGGCTATGCTAAAAGCGTCAGCGCAAGCATAGATGCAGACCTTGTCAAGGAATATGTCCTTGGAAGTGATAAACCTGCTTATTTGGCGAGCGGAAACAAAACTTTCAAGGTGAGCTTTGAGCTGCTCTACGCAAACGACAAATACGCCCAAAAAGTTTTGGCAGGCGGCAAGTTCGACGTTATAATTGCGCCGGACGGTTGGGGTTCAGGGAAGCCTTTGGTAACCCTCAAAAACGTTGTCTTGAACAGTTGGGAGCAAAGCATAGAACAGGACGGCGTCATAGCTGAAAGCCTAGAAGGCGAAGGCGACAACATAGTGTTGGCAACTCAGTAAAATTCCGAAATTTTTAAAATAGAATTTTCGTTTTGGGAGGGAAAATTTATGGAAAATTTGGAACGCAACAAAGACGTTATCTTAAACTTTGGACTCATCGCAGTTGGCCCGCTGCGGGAGATCGAGAAGCTTCAGCAGATGATTATCGAGGACTGTAAAGGCTTAAAAATCGTTTACCAAACTGTTTCTGCGAAAAGGCTGAA